CAAGGATTCTATAATGAAGGAGTTGACGGAGAAGTTCTATCAGGAGGATTTTAGAGATAAACTCAATATTAAGGTAAATTTGTTGGGTGTAGGAAATGGAATTCTAGATCTTGAGGCAACTGATCCTGTAACCGGAAATTTAACTGTAGAATTTCGGGAGGGCCGCCCAGATGATATGATTAGTCTTCAGATGGGAAAATATAAAGCGTTTCCAGCCATCAACTATGTTCCCTATGATCCAAATAATAAACATAATGAAGCAATTAATGAATTCTTTCGCAAGTTATTTCCCCGCGATGATTTGCGGGAGTACTTTCTAACGCTTCTTTCTGCCTGTCTCTTTGGTCGCAATAAGGAACAAAAGTTCTATATTCTACAGGGTGAAGGTTCTAACGGCAAATCTGCTCTTATGCGTCTTGTTGAAATGATCTATGGCGAATATCAGTGCTCAACGCAAGCCACTATTATTACCCGTAAACAAGATGGTTCTGGTTCTGCCGCTCCTCAACTTGTAAAACTCAAGAATATGAGATATATCAGTTTACAGGAGCCGGAGGAGGGAGAGAAGATCAACTCGTCGCTTATGAAGCAGCTTTCAGGTGAAGATATCATTTCTGCTCGTGGTCTGTATCAAGGTTTGGAGAACTTTGCGATTGTAGGCCGTATCTTTCTATGCTGTAATCGCTTTCCACCAGTTAACAGCATTGATAATGGTACTTGGCGTCGTCTTCGTGTTATCAAGTTTGAGTCTGAGTTTCGGGACCGTGAGGCATTCAAGGATGAGGCTCATATCAAGGAGATGGCAAAGAAGAACATTTATCCAAAGGAACCAAGCATTGAAAGGTCAACAGAGCATGGATTTCCTGCTTGGCGCGAGGCCTTTCTTTCTATGCTAGTGTGGTACTACAAGGAAAAATATCTAGCAAATGGTTCTGAAATCCGTGAACCTTCTTGCGTAAAGGAAGAGTCCGACAAGTATAAGTCTGACAATGATTCCTTCGCCCACTTCATGCAGGAGCGTCTCGTCGTTGAACTAGGATCTGAGTTGGACCACAAGGATATCCTCAAGGAGTACAAGGTTTGGCTTCAGTCAGAGCCCGATAAGAAGAAGTTGTCTCCAGCAGATGTCCGCCAGAAGTTGATTGACAAGTTTGGGAAGCCGCTTTCACGAAAGGGAAAGGAGATGTTTCAAGGTGTTCGCATTGCTGGCTTGCTAGAGGATGTCAGCGGAAACTATATTGAACCTCAAGCAGAAGAACCAGCAGAAGAAGAAAAGGCAGAGACCATTGTTACTGAACAAGAGTCGCTAACTATTATTGAACCGGCAGAAGCCAAGAAGGCCGGAAAGCCAAAGAAGAAGTAGTTATCCAAAGATTTGTATCAAATATAAAAGAAGAAGTGGAACTGAAATCCACATGGCAATAATAAGACTCTGCTGTTGTGAACTATCAATTGGTAATCCAAAAATGGCCATGCTTAGTGAAACTAAGATTACTAGAACAGCCGACCAAAATCCAGTCAAAATCCAATTATCCCAATTGCTCCAGAAAGGATTACCTTGAGCAGTAAGAGGACCCGCAGAAAGAAAATCCCGACGATAGAACTTATCTTTATTTTTATAATCCTTAATATTTTGCTGTGTATCTTTAATCTTTTTTTCCAAATACGCCTTATATTTTCCTTGGGATGAATCAGGTTTTGAAGTTCCTTGGACAATTTTACTAAGAGTTTGGCCATTTACCATAAAAACATCAAGCGTCCCCTTTTCATTATTAAATTCGTCTTCCTTCTTATCCGCCTCTCGTAGAAGTCTCTGTATTTTTTCGGTATTATCCTTCGGTATGAGCGAAGGTTGTTTTGTCTCTATTGTTTTATTTGCTACTTCTTGAATTCTCTGTGTTAGCCAATTTGACATTCCCTACAGTTCCTTGTTATTTTCCCTGTATCTAATTTCTAGCAGTTAGACTGTTAAAAATTAGTTATAATAAATCAATTAAAAGGTGTTCAGGAAGGGGGGCCACCAGGAGGAGGTCCACCGGGAGGTCCGCCCATCATAGCACCACCCATATTCTGCATATCACTTGCCATGCCTGAAAAGTTGCCACTCATCAGATTACCACTCATTTGACCGAAGCCCGCGGCCGCCGCCTCCGCTGACTTACACAAGTCGCCCGCCTTGAGAGCACCAGGATTATCAGAGAACTTGCGCTTATTCCAGTAGCGTACATCACGAGTGTAGCGGGTGTAGTTGAAACGGTAGAGAGCCAGGATGGCCGCAGCGGACGCGATTATAAAGACAATATACTTACCGAAGATCCACGGGAAAAGATTCATCTTACCCAGCATGATAACAATCATTGAGGACACCATGGCCAGGAAAGCCACTTGTAAGAAAAAGAGAGACTCCAATTTATTCTGAGCATACCACTCGTTCACTAGAAACTGGCGCTTAGTGTTATCCATGTCAAACTTAAGAGAACTCGTATTGGCTTCAGCAATTGAGACAATGTTATTCTGCGCACGATTCAAATCACCGTTACGGACCTCATAATAACGGGCGTGGTGGTCCATGTCCATGTAGCGGCCCATATCGTAGAACGCCTTTTGAAAATTACCGCGCTTGATTTGAAGTGTCTCTTCGGCTTGTTTATTTTGTCTTTCAGACGCATATTGTTGAGACTTGACCGGGTCTCCCATCAACTCGGACTTGAACTCAATCTTCTCAATGTCGTCTAATGCCATAGACGCATTCACTAACATTGTGTGGTAATCAGTCATTCTCTCTAATCTAATTAAACATAAGTTTTATTGGATTAGAAATTTAATAAAATACATTAAACACTCTGACTGTAAGCAGTATATACAACACCCAGAGCAACTACATTTAGAATAGCAAAAACGGTAACCTGTACACGTAGGGCACGGTTCTTTTCCTCCGTATAAGCCTGCATTTCCCGCTGTGTGCTCAGACGGAGATTGCTTGCCGTCAATTTCCTCTTGATATCCGCAAGTCGTAAAATATTCTTATTAATGGAGCTATTTCCGTCCACGTGACGCTGACGGAATGTATCTACACGCTGCGCCCTTTCATTTGCGACCGCATTCATGATTTCCAGGAGACTTTGTAGACGTTTATTCATATCAGTTGTTGCTCCATTAAGGGACATTGAAAGCGTAACATCGTCCTTGTTATCAGACATGAGAAGCCGCAGATACTTGCGTAGAAGATACGCATAGCGGTTCTCATACCAGCAATATTCCTGCTTCACTTTCTTATAGAATTCCGAATCTACTGATACTTGATCGTCAATTAAAGTTTTATTGTCAGGGAGTAGACCTTTCGTCTTGAGGTCTGTTATCTTAGACATAAGCACTTCACTAGGAATTCTCTGCTTGTCATCCAATTCAAATCCTGAAAAACTAATTCCGTTCGGAAATAATATAAGAGCACTTGTATCATTAATTGAAACATCGGCCGCGCATCCGTCAACCGGGCCCGCTAAGATAGGTAGGTCCTTGCGGAAAGAATAGTCTTGTGCGCTTGTCATCCTATTCTATCTCTGTAATTTTGTCGCATTAAAATTCGTCCTGTAATAGGAGTTGGCAAAGTTGTGATTCCCGCTGAAAGTAATGCTCGTTTTCCAAATGATGATACTAAATATAACGCAAACGTCCAGAAAAGAGCAACTACAGCCATCATATAATATGGATTGCTCAGAGGTTTCATCATCAAAAAACTAATTGTGTGTGGAGTCTTTTCTCCGCGACCTATTAATGATGAGACCTGTTCTTCGCGGGTTTCTTTCTTATGCCGGAGTGTATTTTCTTCAAGTTGTAGTCGCTGTAGTTCTCTTTCCTTTTGTAAAATAGGTTCTTCAAGATTGCCCGTTCTTTCCCGCAGATCTTCCATCGCATCTTTAATTACAATACCCAGACGTGAGAGTTCTTCTCGTATAGAAGTCATTTGCGCTTCTATTTCATTGAGTTTTGACATATTGTCTACATCCGTTTTTATCGTTTGTGTATATTGGTCTTTTAAGGAATTGAACTGTGATTCCAGAGAATTTCGTTTCATTTTCCAGGAATATTCATTGTCACTCGTCCAGGACATCTCTATGATTTACTCCGGATTAAGATATACATAATCTATATCCTTCAGACATACCCGCAGTAGGTGAAGGACGTGTAATTTTAATAACTTCACCGGGAGTTAGACCTAGCCACCGTGCCTGCATATCAATATGATACTTGATGAACGGCAGACGATTGAGTGTTACAAGATTTAACTGTTTCTTTAGTTCAGGAATTCCATCTGCTAGAACACGTTCATGCTTAGGTACGAGCACATGCTTACTAGGATTTAGAATGAGTTGCTTAATGTGAAAGAAACTAATTTTTACTTTCTTTTGCCAGGCAAGCATGGCAACCAAATCAAATGACTCATGATAGGCTTCTCCGAGAATAAATACATAATCCGTATTTTCCGGACTCTTAATATGCTCCCAGCGCCCTTCGCCTTCAAATTCCTTGCGTTGAATTGTTGCCTTAATCTTTTCAAAGATAAGATAAATCACTTCGCAAAATTCATAAGGAGAAGGAGCCGCATTTTCACGACGCTTTACACGAATCTTTAGAGGCGCTGCGCCCGTCTGGTTTTGCGAAGCCATTGCTAGACTATAAACAGCGGAAGGTGCTTGGTCTAGGTAGGGAGTTGTGTCATAACCGCGGGCCTCTAGCAGTTCAAGTACTATAGGCCTACTGCGTAATACTAAATCTTTGATTTCGGGGTCCATTGCCTTTCTATATTAATCCTGCGTATTCAAATTTTAAGCCTATTCACTTCCTGCTGCGTTTTCATCCATATCCGCCTTTTCAACGCGAATTGTCACCGGGCCGCCCTTATCGGCTGCTTTGGCTGGTTCAGCCACTTTACTTTCATTTCCACCTTCCTGCTCTTTCACCATTCTAGCAAGAGCAACTCCCTTCTTCTTGGGAACATATGCTGAGTTGTTGCCTGTTGCTGGTCTTCCAGCACCTTTTCCTTGTGAAGGTAACACAAGTGTGATAACATTTGTTGTGCCGCGATGAGCACCTGATACTGGACCCGACGGACCTGTAGGTAATGTTATAGAACCTCCACGCTGGCTAGGAGGACCTGTTGTCACTGTTCCTTGTTCCTCAGGCTGACCCTCACCCGCCCCCCCAGGTAGTGTTATCTGAACTGTCTCAGGCGGTGGCCCTGCTTCCTGTGCTACGGCCAAAGCGGCTTCGGCTTCCTCTGCTCTTTTCCGTTCCTGTTCCAGTAAGCTTGGGTTTACGGCTGGCTGCTGCTCAACTCCAGGCTCTTTCTCTACCTGTACACGGATTTCCTCTATAGCAACACCTGCTGACCCTGTCGCAGATGAACTCGGTAATTCAGGGGCTATGAAGGGCGGTAACTCCGCCAATTCAATTCGCCCTTCTTGGACAGATGCGCTCCAATCCCATGTCTCATCCTTAAGACGAGCCGCTGACCCGGAATTTACAAATCGCATTCCCACATTCATATATGTGCCTAATTCCTGATTTAATAACTTAAACGCATAAGGCATTTTGACTCTTGTAAAGGTTGCGCGACTACGGGACACTGGCTTGACCATTTGTATTGTTTCAGCCGTTTCACCCACAAATCGCACAGGGCCGTCGCAAGAAGGACAGACAAAAAGGCCTTCTGATTCATTATAAATAGGCATTTGACCGCAACTGTTACATACATAGAAAGACGCCTCATCGGAGCACTTCATCATACGTTCTTGCATGAAGTCGCTGATACCATGGCCGATTAAAACGTCGCGTTCCATTTCACCAATACGCAATCCGCCCTCATTTCCACGACCACCCGTCGGTTGATGTGTCCGCTGCTCCCTTCTTCCTGCGCCACGAGCATTCAGTTTGTCTCGTGTCAAATGACGGAGACGCATGAAATAAAGGGGGCATGAGAAAATACTGGATGTATACTGTTTGCCCGAAAAAGGTGAATACATAATTTCCTCTCCATTCCTGTTGTAACCTTCGGCTTCTAGCGCATTGCCCATAAGGTCGTGGTGGCTTTCATCATTCGTAAAAGAAGTTGCGTTCATTTTAGCTCCATATTGAGCGCCTACTTTGCTGGTAATCATCTCCATAATCTGAGCAACCGTCATACGAGAAGGAATACAATGGGGATTCACAATAATATCCGGTACAAGACCATTTTTACCCCTCGGTAAATCATAAGCAGGACGAACCATTCCAATAGTTCCCTTCTGCCCGTGCCGACTGGAAAACTTATCACCCAACTCCGGAATACGCATTTCAAAAATGCGGATATGTACAAGACGAAAGCCGTTTGCTTGGTGAAGAACAGTGACTTTTTCTACACGTCCTTCTGTAAAAACAGTTGGCATAATACTAGCATCCCTAATCATACCAGACTCGGGCAAAGTCATGTAGCGTCCTACGAGCACTGTCTTGTCTGTAATAACTGTTCCCTCCTTAATAATACCATCATCGTCCAGCATAGAATAATCCACACCCGGTCGTAATGACATCCAGCTTGTTATAATATTGGGATTGCCAATTCGGATAATAGCATCCGATTCGGGGTCTTTCTCTTCTACCGCATCATAAGTCTTATAAGATAAATGCCGGAATAAGCCACGTTCTATTGAAGATTGATTAAAGAGAATACCGTCGTCCATATTGTACCCGTCAAATGACATGAGTGCCACAATACAATTTGTTCCATAAGACATATTTCCATCCGCAATTAAATCATAATACAGTGTACGCGCTACCGGTGCCTCGCCGTAGCACATCTGCGTTCCATATGTATCAAAACGATTCATAAACTGGGAAGAATAGAATCCAATTCCCTGTTTGCTCTGTGAACATGACAACTGGTTACGCGGTGACTGGTTGTGATTAGCAAACGGAATCATGCTTCCAACAAAGCCAAACATTGTTGAGGGATGAATTTCGCTGTGTGTAGTGCTTTCTTCAAGATCACTGGAAGAACCGAACCACGCAATATAGGCTTCATTCTGTTCATAGGGATCTACATATTCTAATGCGGCTGAAGAAGGACCGAGACGATCAACATATACAGAAATATCGGCTTCACCGGGGAAGGGGTCTACAAATCCCGTTTCAAAGAAATCACGATCGCGTGTTTCTGCTAGAACTCCCTTGATGAGTCCACGCCAATTAACTTCACCCATACGTTCTGCTAGAGGAGACAAGCCCTTCTTTCGCACAATCCATAGAGGTCGGCAAGGACGTCCCTCATCCATATAAATTCTGACTGTTCGGCTCGTGCGATTGAAACTAATTGATGTGGTTGGGCTTGTACATCCCGTTTGCTTACAGAGTTTAAGAACTGTAACTAAGAGTTCAGGATCCTTAATAAAACCAATTGTACCGCCATTTAATTGAACTCGGCAGTAATGTTGGCGTTTATGCTTGTCACCCTTCTCAGCAGGAACTACACCGCCTTTAGTGAATAGCCAATTCATCATGCTTCCCGTGTTCTCAGCCAATGAGAAAATGGTAAATATACTGGCATTCTTTGTAATACCAATGCTGAAACCTGAGGGAACTTCCGAGATACAGAAGAACCCACACTGACTTGGGTGGAGACGACGAGGACCGGGTGATTTGAGTTCAAAATCTAGTGAAACACGACGAACTTGACTCATCGCATCCATATA